ACGAGTCGCCGAACCACATCACCGATCTTAGCCAACTGGCCTTGGCATTGCACTACCCAGTGTATAATGTGATTGACTCGGAACGTTTCCGTTTCATCTACAAGCACGGCGAGATCGACTCGCTGTACAACAAGGACTTCGTGAATGACCGCACCTAAGATGGGCGACCGGAACTTCGACGGCGGGTACAAGCGTCGGTTCATCGTGTTCGAGGGCATGGACAACTGTGGGAAGAGCACGCAGATCCAGCGCGTTCTGAACTCGTACAAGGATGCGATCGAGTTGAAGTTTCCGAAGACACTACCAAGCGGTGCCCTTCTCCGAATGAACACGGAGAAGGACTTCGAGATGCTGTTCACGTTGTTCCATCACCTTGACGGTTCGAAGGTGTATTTGCTCGATCGATTCATACCATCGAACATCGTGTACGACAGCGTGCTGCGCGGCGAGTCCGCTGGCCTAAGCCACGAGTACTGGGAACGATTCAAGTCAGAGTTCGACGTGATCACGATCATTCTGACTCGACCTGAAATCAAGAGCGACTTCGTTGACGACCGAATCAAGATGACGAAGGATCAGTTCAATCAGGCTCTGCACGTGTACCGTCAGCTCGGTACGAACTATCAGCTTCTCGATCGAGACGAGAACGATCAGCCAAGCGGCGTTCGATTCGCCGAGCAAATGTTCATCGAAGAATCGATCAAGTGGATCTTCAACGAACTGTGAAATACACAGAGCACTAGGTGCGGAATAAGAAACGCAAAAGGGATCCAATTGGATCCCTTTTTTGTAGCTACCGATAATTCTTAAATCGTTGCTGAAGTAGCCACAACGCGAATCGGGATGTAGATGAATTCTGCAGCACGCACTGGCTTGATCGCGATGTCGAGCCAGAGTTCGTTCGCATCGATACGCTCTGGCGTGTTGTTCGTCGAGTCGCAGTACGATGCGAAGTCGGTCAGACCACGCTTCATCATGATGTCAGCCATCACGCCATCAGCTGCCGTCTTCAGGTTGTCGCGAGTGATCTGGTCATTCGGTTCGAACACGAACGGCATAGCGCCCTTGCGGAGCGTACGACGAAGATACATCACGAGGCGAACCACGTTGATGCGGTCCATAGCCGAAGCTGCTGGAGCGGAAGTCTTCTGACCCCACACGAGGATACCACGTCCTGGGAAGAACGTGATTGGGTTCACGTTCTTGTAGTACTCGTACAGGTTGTCACGTTGACCGGCGTTCAGATTCAGCTCAACGAACGTGGTCGCTGTACCGAGATCACCAGTGACATATCCGACCTTCGAGACACCGAACGTCAGACCGCGTGAGACACCAGCTGGTGCTTCCCACACGTACGTCTGTTGGTCGCTGTAAGCAATCGTGCGAAGAGCCACGCCCGATGGAGCACCGAGGACGTTGTTCCCGTCGTAGTTGCTCATCAGCGCCCATGGGTAGTAGTACGCCACGGAGTTCTGTGATTGACGATCGGAAGTCAGAGCCCATTGAGCGGTCTGATCAGCGTTCAACGTGACTAGTGAGTCGGCAAGCACGAATGCTTCTTCGAACACGTCACTCGAGAGCGTAACCATTTCGTCAACGGTTTCGTAGTATCCTGGGCAGAGGATCAGGTTGTACTCGTACAGTTCAGAGCGAACTTCAACGTTGCTGTTGATTGCAGCTTGAAGAGCCGTGACGATCGTCAGACGACGTTGAGCATCGTTCGAGCCGAGCGAGTTCGTGATCGTGACTTGTGAGACGTTGATCACGAACGTGTCACCAACTGCGAAAGCAGTAGAGCCTGGAACGATCGTGAAGTTGATGCGGTTGTCATCGAATGGCGAGTTCACGACGCCAGTGCCTGGCGTACCGAACATGTTCGACACGGTGAAAGCAGTTGGCGATGTGAAAGTGATCGTGATTTCGGCTTCAGCCGGGACAGCGAGCGTGTCGGGGATCAGACCATTAACGGTTCCGTTCCCGACGTTCCCGACGCCAGCAACGGCTGCATATGCGAGCGGGAAGCTGAACTTGTCACCAGAGACGAACAGCGCTGGGCCTTGAGCAACATTCAGCGACACGACGGTCGAGTTGAACGGAGTACCAACGACACCGGAGCCGATGTGGCCTGACACATCGCCAGTCACACCGAATGCTGTTGACGATGTGAACGTCACAGAGATCGTCTGTGGCTTCACTTGAGCCGAAGCTGCTGTGATGCCAGTCACGGTGCCAGTGCCGATACCGTTGTACGATTGTGTGCCAGCCACTGGAACGCCGAGCGAGATGAATGACTGCGTCGAATCATCGAGGTTCACGTTCGCACGAACGACGTACGCAAGGTTCCCTATACCGAGGAAGCTGTTCAGCGCAAGCAGACCGTATTCGTTCCGTGCGTCGCCGTGGTACTGGTTGCCAGAGATGTCTGAGACAAAGTGTGGCACACCGTACAGGGCGAGAGATTGAGTTTGCGAAGTGACAGTACGAACCACGCCAGATTCGAGCGTGCCCGCAGCTGGGCTGACGCCGTCAGTCTGTACCTTGCCTTCTTGTGTAGCCAGGAAAATCAGCGGAACAGTGGTTGCCGAAACAGGGAAAAAGAAGCTCTGGTCGACGACTGAAACGCTAACACCTGGGGAGATGAGGGTAGCCATTGTGGTTTTCTCCTACTGGGGAATGACGGTCACAGACCGTTCTGATTGTTCATGGAGGTATTTATGAGGTAGTCAGAATTTGCGTTCCGGATCGACATCACTTTGAAAATTGCGTATAGCGCATCAAGGGAGCGGCTCTGGCTCAGGCGGAATTGGACCCTCTGAAGGCGGGAAGAAGTAGTTCGGATCCGAAGGGTCCACCGTGGTGTCGAACACCATCAGCGCCAACGGATCACCGTACGTGACTTCGCCATTCTCATCGACCTCACCAATCACCATCGTCGACATGTCAGAGATCTGAACGATGATCTTCCGGACCAGATCATCCTTCACACCCATTGGGATGCTGAGGTAGATCGGCATGCTAAAGTTCAGCGTCCACTGAATGATGCGACGGTCTGTTGAAGCTGGGTAGTTCTCTTCGTTGTTGATGCCGAGAAGCTCGACATTCGTGAGCTTCGTCCAGTCGAACGGGCCATCGGACTTCTGAATCTGCAGGTCTGGATTGAACAGCACCAGGATCTGCTCGAGGATCTGATCACGCTGCTGCATGTTCGAGGTGTAAATTGCGAGCTCGACCTCCATCGTGTACGGGACTGGCATCACGCGCTTCACAACCGTAAGGTCGTTCGGGAAGATCCCGCCGACTGGGAGCGTGACGCGTTGGTCAACGTACGCTTGAACGCGACGACGCTCTGGCGCGATGTTCAGAGCGGTCATATGGAACGACATCGCTGGGATGCTGAACACTCGGTTCTGCGTGTTCCCTGCATTGATCGCGGCCACGACTCGATCACGGTGACCAAGCACGCACGGCACCGTGATCATCTCTGCGACATCGCACTCGCCGATGCCTGTCTGAATCTGAAGCCCGTAGAAAATGCTTGCGAACTGAAGCAAGTACTGACGGATCTGATTGTCAAAAAAATATGGACCGACCATTACGTGACCTTCTTGGATGTGAGTGGCATCGTCTTCGTGGTGTTGAAGATCTCGAGCTGACTTGGGCGCATCGCTTGACGATCAGTACGACGATCGACCTCTGTGAGGACCCACTTGTTCTTCACGCCGTTGAACTTGTACAGGCGCGCGGCGATCTTCAAGGCTGGATCGTACTCAAGACGGAAGAACGTTCCGTCTTGAACGCCACCAACGTCAGGCATCTTGAACCCTGACGCGTACGGTGCTCCATCAGGCGGAAGACCATCTTCGACGTACAGCCCACGACCATCATATGAGCCTGGAGCATTGAACCGATTCGTGCCAGAGGCCTGCTCACGAACGTTCGTGCCCTTCTTTGGCATCGCGATCTCAGCATCAGCGTTGTTCGCCTCGGTAACCGTGAGCGGATCGGTTTGGATCTGCTCGATGCCAGCGAAGAACGAGCCATCATCGATCGTGTACTTCTGCGTATCGACCGTGCCAAGGATGTCACGGTGCTCTTGAGACGGCACAAGCTGAACAGCTTGGAACCGGTACAGGATAGGACGGAACGTCGTGGTGAAACCATCGGCTGCCCATGAGACGTCCGAGACCTCGAGGAACTTTCGGACAGGACGAAGATTGTGATCGTACTGCATCAGCGACGGGACTTCAAGCACATCGCCAACAACGATCGGACGACCAAGCACTGAGATCATAACGGCGAACGAGGTCGTGAACGTGAACACGTCAGCG